TGATCCGTATACGCGCACGCTGGCACGCCTCGGACTTACCAGACCTTTGTCGTCGGCCTGGCAGTTAATGCCATGGTCGTTCGTCGGAGACTGGTTCCTTGAGGTGGGTAAGTATCTTGATGCTATCCAGCCAGCTGGCTTTACCAAAATACTGTGTCCCTGGGGAGGGACGCAGGACTATACGATCGAGACGTACGTTCCCCATGCTTATCACCCGTATTCGGGTGTGCCGCAGGGCAGTACGTGGTCGTTTAGTTTCGGTGGTTCAGTACTCAAGACCAACGTTGTGAAACGTAGGGATCCTTGGTACACCACCGGCATCCTGCCGCGCCCGGGCTTCGGCTCCGGGTTTAACGCAATGAGGTCTGGAGATTTTGCAGCGTTAATGTTGCAGAGGATCCGTGGCCGTTTCTGACCGAAAGATCATGAGCAAAACCATCAACGCTCAACCGTTCGACATCCATTCCACCGAGAAGGATGCCGTTTCCCTCCGCGACTACGCCGGGGACAAAGACACCCTCACGTTCAAGCGCACTGCGCCCAAACGTGTGAAGGACTTTCCCGGCATGGCCAAGTCGGAACTGAAGCTGACGCGCGTGGATCCGTCCACGGGCGAGCTGGTTGGCATCATCACTGTCGCTACGAGCATCCGCGCGGATGCCGCCGGCGCCGACAAGACGGCCATGATGGCCCTTGTCAAGGCTGCCGAGGCGGACGCCGCGTGGGCGGACCTCGTCAACGATCAGCGCTTGCCGCTGGTGGTCTCGGCCTAACAGCCAGACCTTCGTGCCCTCGTGAGAGGGTATCCAGAAGCAAGTGTGGAATGATATGCACGAACGTGTCTTATCTCTTTTGTCCGATCTCCTTTATGTCGCCGTAGCGATCGGGATTAAACTCCTGGTTTCACGGTGGTCGCGGAGAAAGGTTGTCCGCAAGGCCCATAAACCGGTCGAGCGTTCTGAGAACACCAGACCTAGTCTGCTGTAGGCATGTTACTTCATTCCTGTTTTCGGAGGCGTAATGCCTAAGGAAAGCTGGTCCGCAAAGGACTTGGAAATGAAGTGGGGGCGCGAGCTCTCACCAGATGTCCAACGGTCTTTACCGTGGGATGTCTTGTCCGCTCTCGTAGAGGGCCTCAGTGACGACACTGAGCTGCCTAGAGACGCCCTTAGAGAGTGCATTCGCACTCGGGACGTTTCAGGCTTGTTCGTCGTTGCTGACAGTCTGGACGTGACAGTGTACTCGTCTGCCGATTTACTCCTTCAGGATCGACTGGTCGGGGAGCTCTTCTCCAAGTTCGACTTCCCTGATTCTCCGTTTAACAAACGGGATAAGGCGAAGCTTCGCTTTTTTGAAGCGGAGGAAAGATGCCGTGAGGCAAATTTCCGTATCTCTCACAAGCAATCCAGCTTGACTTCTGACGAAAACGCGGTGATTCACCGCGCTATCCGACTGATTGAGAGAATCTTGGGGAGCTTTAAAGTCAGCGAAATGCTGACCTACTCCCGATTTGGCCCGGGGTCGACGCTGTGCGTGAAGGGACCTTTTACCACTGAGTATTTTAAGCTCAGTGAGAAGTGCCCAACCGTATCCAGCGGCGCGTTCCCGTATGCAGAAGCTCTGCTTGCCCACGAC